CAGCTTTCTAATCATGATATAGTACATACCCAAACTCAAGGTGTTTCCACAAGCACATTCGGGATCAGATTTTACTCTATTTCGATTTAAAGAGGTTCTAGGGTCGTAAAGGCCTAGCTTCTCGTGTTGTTATGTTGTATCTCCACTAAATCCCGGTCTGCCAAGTTAAGGCTATGTAAATCCGGGTTCGGCCGTTGTTGCCGCGTGACATTGGTGCTTCCAATGCCCGTATCTGTGTTATCTGTGTTATTTTTGTATTTTTGTATTTTATCAATGTTTCTGGTATTTTGATGAATATGTTAACCACAAAATGACTTTGGTGAATACATTGTATCGGGGGGGGGACGCACTAGGTTCTCAGAAGAATATGTTACGGGGGGGGCCACTAAATATCTAAAAGCTACATCGTCTCCCATTGCTGCGAAAACCATAACTTCCAAATATGGTGTCCCTGATGGTACTGTCTGGATCTGCGTTGCCAAAGGGGTTGCGTAAGCTGAATCTTTTGTTGTAACTGGTAAGGCTTTCATTGCCATTTCATCTGCTGTAAAGGTAAATCCAACTAGCCCACAGTTGAGCGCTGTTGGCCCGTAACCTGCTGATTGTGTTTCCACTATACACTGGTGATAAGGATTATAAAAAGGACACTCTACTTCAATACTCGCATGCTGTGAAAGATTGGTTACATGAAAAGGATATGCACTGTCTTCTGGTACTATTCCTGGTTGTAAAAATGGGTTTTCCTGGTACTGCGCGATATCTGGTTGATAAGATGCTGATAATAAAATTCCTTGTGTTCTGCTTGATCGCGTGACAAGTTTAAACCTCATTGATCCATGCCAATTCGCATACATTCTTGCCCAGTAGTTACTGGGTAGAAGTGTGCCAAACAAGCCTGGTAAATCGGTTTCTCCTGCCGACGCATAAGTAAGTTGTATCGGGGTGATTGGTAAAACAATTCCTGCTAAATATGTCTCTCTGCCTGCAAATAATGATGATGGATCTTTATAAAAGAAAACTGGTTGATTGTATACTAAACCATATCTTCGCACCATGTCCTTCACTGTCATTTGTCCTTCTAAATATGGGTCACTGGGTTTAATTAATGATCTTCCATTACATAAGTAAACTGTCGGGGGTTCTGGTCCTTCAAGAGTAGTCGCCTGCAACTCACTCTCTTCTTCACTGCAACACTTTTCACCTGCTTCTGCACGTTTGGGAGGTGTAATTACGGCCTGTGATATAAATGTCGAGGCAATCCTCATTCGAGGTATATGGAACTGCATGTCAGCTCCTCCACGAATATACAACAAGATGTCAATGTTGTCGGCTACCGCTTCCATCTGTATCAAAGGTGCAACCACCCAAACTACAAGCCATCCTACAATGTGCTCGTCCGTATAACGTAATTCGTCCACTGAACTCCACGGGGCCCACACTTTCCTTGGTGTTGATGATTGAAAAGGGGCACTTACTAGATGGGTATCTAGCTCATGAAAGCTCATCACACTTGTTGGGTACTGCGTCAATCCTTCCATCGTAAGTCCTTGTGGATATGAAGAATTTGGGATAAATGTAAAACCTAATCTGCCTGTATGAAATTTTGTCTTAACTAACTTGAATTTATAGTCTATACTGCCGTTCCATTGCGCGAACGCTCTGGAAACGTAACTCAAAAAGGTGTTAATTGTTCTCGGTGACTTGTTTGGTACTGCTTCCCATCCTGCAAAAGAAGGCAAGATTGGTATATTTCGTAAAACTGTTCCTGCTATATCTGTTGTTTTCAAGTTTAAGGTTTCCACTAATCCCCAAGTTCTAATGATATTCATAAGACTCATCTCTCTCTCTGGGCTTCCTGTAAATGTCTTCTCACAAACATACCCGCCTGCGGGCATATTCGAAAGTCGTACAGCTACATCAGCCCCCTTCATATAATTAAGAGGCGCAATCACATTAACCGCATTCCGATACCCAGACGAAACCACTGTTGGTCTATCCATGTTCTCTCCTACAAGTTCATTAACTCCTCCCAATACTTTTCCAACACTAGCAATCATACCTGCAATATTTCCAGTTTGGAAATCTACAATGCCTGACTGCACTCCTTCGTCAATCTTCGATCCTCCTGATCCCAACAACGACATTAGTCCCATCTCTGCTTGCTTTTGGACTAACCGGTCCGCCTGCATAAATGCTATGGGAATTCGGGGGTTCACGGTAGTATGCAACTGAACGTTCTTTGCTCTCATAAAGATCTGACATGAAAACTTGGTGGTAGTTCCTGTCATTATCTTTAATCGAGAAAGAACGATCACTCGCACATAAGCCATCAAATCGAAAGTCTTTTTACTGTTTGTAGTCAAATACGTTTGTATATGTTCCCAGGGGATCTCTACTATCACGTTGTTCGATTTTCCTGCAAAGAAATCTGCTCCTGGATTCATAGTTGATGAATTAACATTAACATATTTGGTTTCGGATTGGTCATCTACTGCATCTATCATTTGATGAAAAGGGTCGGAAAACATTCTAACTGCTCCTTGGCAAAACACGTTGGTATTAATCTGTAACTTCAATTCCAATGTAAAACGAATGAACGCATACATGGTCATAATGGTCTGATGTAAACCCGGTAATAATGTTAAAACATCGGGTATGGCCACTTCGTATAAGATTTTCCCTTGCATGTCCGCCGCGTCCCAGAAAAACTGTTTTATCATAGTAAATTTCTTCATAATGTCTAAAGCACTCATTGGTACTTCAGGCATATAAAACGGACCATCTTCAACATTCTCATAGCCTCCAAAATTACGCATAGGTTGTACTATTGTCGGTCGTGATTCAGTGAATTTGGTATTTTCGGTATCCTTTTGTTCTTCGGCTGGTCGACTTTGTACGTCAGGGGTAGTTACCGGATCTTTCATCTGGGTAAACTCCGCAATAACATCCAAAGCCGAAGCTTGTTCACGAGTATTTCCTTCTGCCATTGAGATTCCAATAATGAGATTCTTGGTTTCT